CGATGCCACTCGTCGGTGGCTTTGACGGATTTGATGTAACTGAGCGAGATCCTTTGGGAAATCACTTGATTAGTGGTACTGATAAAACAAACTTTGTCCACAACACCTACAGGCGTGCCATTGACATGCTCCTAGACACAGACAATCTTGACGTTAATCTTGCGGTTGTGCCTGGATTAACCAATTCGGCTTTAACAGAAAGATTGATTGATGATTGTGAACAAAGGGGCGATGCTCTTGCAATTATTGATCTGCCGCAAGACTATACGCCAATTTATGAGGTAGCGTCGGATACGTCCGAAGCCGACCGAGTTGGAACAGTTGATGGTGCGGTATCTTCGCTTAAGGGCCGTAACATCAATTCAAGTTATGGTTGTGCTTACTATCCTTGGGTGCTTATGAGAGATACGGTGACTACTGGTCAATCGCTTTGGATGCCACCTTCTGTTGTTGCTCTCGGTGTTCTTGGGAATAGTGAGACAACTGGTGAACTCTGGTTCGCACCGGCGGGATTTAATCGCGGTGGGCTTACCGAAGGAGACGCGGGCATAACTGTTGTGGGAGTGAGACAAAAACTTTCTTCGAAAGAAAGAGACAAGCTGTACAACCAGAATATTAATCCAATTGCTTCTTTCCCCGCAGAAGGGGTTGTCGTCTTCGGCCAGAAAACACTTCAACTGACAAGGTCAGCTCTGGATAGAATTAATGTACGCAGACTTATGATTTATCTTAAAAAGGAGATTTCATTTGTTGCGTCAAGAATTTTGTTTGACCAAAACGTCCCGTCAACTTGGGCACGCTTTATTAGCACGGTTGAGCCTTTCTTGAGTGATATTCAATCAAGGTTTGGAGTAACTGATTATAAGTTGGTCCTTGATCAAACAACAACCACACCAGAATTAATAGATAGAAATATCCTGTATGCTAAGATTTTTGTCAAGCCAGCACGGGCCATAGAGTACATTGCTCTTGACTTTATTATTACGGCAACCGGGGCTTCTTTCGAGGAATAATGTAATCGATGACTATTTATGACAGGAATCGATATTGGAGGATTATTTAAATGGCATTTTGGAATTCAGCAAACTTACAGCCAAAACGTAAATTTAGGTGGGTATTACAGTGGGCACCCCCGGGCGATACTGGAACAACCATGCAGATTGCTGCAAAAACAGCGGCTAAGCCCAATTACGAACTGGGATCCACTACTCATAAGTTTTTAAATCATAGCTTTTTCTTTCCCAACCGAGTGGAGTGGAAGCCAATAACTTTAACCTTTGTTGATCATGTCGGTCCTGGAGTGAGTGATGGAACTACAGATATCTTGTATAAAATTCTAGGAGAATCTGGGTATCAGGTGCCCGCTTCTGTTAAAGATTGTTCAAGTGCCGTTACAAAAGGCAAAGCGGTCAGGGCGATGGGAGGACAGGTGCGATTGCAACAACTCGGAGGAGACGAGGACGAGGTGCTTGAAACCTGGACTTTAACAAATCCTTGGATTTCTAAGGTTACCTTTGGTGATCTTTCTTACGAGGATGAAGGCCTTGTTGAAATATCGATTGATCTGGTATACGATTATGCCCGTATGGAATCCGGCACTAAGCTAGCGGAGATTCCTTTGACCCAGCAGATCAAAAACCTCGGGCCAGGCGGCCAATAAATTTTTTCATAACCTAAGAGGAGAAAATGTCGAGAAATAATCAGGACCGCATGGGGTCGCAGGTCCAAAGTTCAGATCCCCCCATCCCCAGTATAGTGGAGGGGTTCACCTCCCAACCTTTACAATTTGTCGTTCCAACAGAGTTCGTAGAACTTCCTACGAGGGGATTATTTTATCCCGAAGGACACTCTTTCCACAACAAATCAGAAATTGAAATTAAATTTATGACCGCGAAAGAGGAGGACATCTTAACAGATAAGACTCTCCTGAAGAAGGGTATTGCCTTGGACAGGCTCATAAAGAGTTTGCTGATAGATAAGGGGACAAATCCAGATAGTCTCTTTGTTGGCGATAAGAATGCTATTTTAATCGGAGCGCGAAAATCAGGATATGGCGCAGAATACGATACAAAAATTATCTGTCCTGTGTGTTTTGCTCACGGGAGACACGAGTTCGATTTAGACGAAGCCCAGATTACTAACGACGGCGTCAGCGCCCCCGATGGGGTGGAGAGGACTGCTTCGGGAACCTTTCTTTTTTCTACGCCCAAGATGGGCGTTGAAGTGGAATGCAAAATGCTGACTGGCGCTGATGAGAAACAGATGATAGCACAACAAAAGAACAATAAGAAACTTAAGTTACCCGAGAAAGCTCTGACCACTCAGCTGAAAACAATTCTTGTTTCAATTAATGGTAATACAGAGCGCTCTTATGTTAATTCGTTTGTTGAAGCGTGTACCGCGATAGATTCAAGGTTTATCAGATCGACTTATCAAAGTTGTGTGCCCAATATCGAGCTTAGGGAGGAATATGTCTGTGGCGAATGTGAGGCATCAACAACGATTGATGTTCCATTTACCACAGACTTTTTTTGGCCTCAGCGATAAATACGCCGAAGGAATATACGAAGAATTCTTCCTCTTAAAGCATCATGGCGGCTGGAGCTTTATTGAGATGTATAATCTCCCGGTTGGCCTCCGCCGCTGGTGGATCCGCAGACTTACCAAACAGTTCGAAGAAGAAAAAAAGCAGATCGAAGACGCTAAGTCAAAAGCGAGATCGAACCGCCGGTAGTTCTCTTTTGATGCACCCCCGCATTAAATGCTTTATCTAACTAATTATTTCAGAAACTAAAAGAGGAGGATTATTCCATTATGAACAAACTTCATGAGGATAAAATTGTTCCAATCGTTATCGATTTGACCGTGAGCGGGGAACAAATTAATGAAAGTTTTTTACGTTCATTTGGCGCTGCCATTGAATTGATCATCAAGAGAATGTTCGGGCTTAATGCTTTGGACTTTAAGGTTCGTGGTCCAAAAAACGCTGTTGCTAAGCTTGCCGATACCATAGGCCGGGAAGCCGATTACATATCTGCTCTTGCCGATTCAGGATTAAATAATCCTTCTGTTATCAACAATAAGTGGAAATTACAAAAAGCAATTAAAGATTTTGAAAATCAAACCGGTATTACGTGGCCCCTCAAGTAGGAACTTGACAAATGGCTGATAAAGTTACAATTGAAAATATAGAGCTGACTAAACTTCTTCGAGAAGAAAAAGAAAGACTTCTTGAAATTGAAGAAAAGAGAGTGGCGGTTGCTAAAGAAGAAGCTGCAGCTGCTGGCCAAATCTTTACAAGAACAGAAGAATTAACAGCATTAGCTGAGGCACGCCGAAAAACTGCCGCCGAGATGCGCGCAGATATTTCTCAGAGCACAGAAGAACTTGAAAAGCAAATTGTAGCGATTCAGAAGCAAATTGTAGATGATGAAACCCTCGACGACCAAACCAGAGAGCGCCTGGAAAAGAAGGCCGATTATCTTGGAGAAATCCTCAAACTCCAGACCGACCCGAAACTGCTGAAAGCCCGCCAGGACGAACTCGACGGAATTGAGGCGGCAGAGAGCGCCTTCAAGGCTCGTGTAAAACAAGCAAAAAGAATGACCGACCAGATGGGTTCTCTTGTCGGCGTATCTGATAACTGGACAAGTTCAATTACTGGGCAAGCATATCAGCTTCTTCAGACGGAAGACGGCTTAGCAAGAATAGCAACCGGGTTTAAGGACACATTTAGTCTCCAGAACATCGGCGCCAGCCTTATAGAGAAGGTTACAGAGGAGTCCCTTAAATTACTTTGGGCACAGGACCAAGCCATTGCAAGCTTTAAAGCAGCAACTGGTGCTGGTGACGCCTATAGCGATGTCATCGTAGAAACCCAGTTTGAATTAAGAACCTACGGGGTAAGTGCGGAAGAGGCCGGCAAAGCAACTGAAGCTTTGTTTAGGCAGGTATCTCAATTCACGGAGATGTCCAAGTCCGCACGAAAAGAGTTGGCAGCAACAACTGCAATCTTAGGGAAGTTTGGTATTTCTGGACAGGCTGCAGGATCGTCAATGGAGGTTTTTAATAAAGCCCTTGGAATGACGGCAGCAGAATCCGCGCAGGCATCTCGCGAGATGTTTGCACTTGGCACATCCCTTGGGATTGCACCAGAAGTAATTTTTAATGAATTTGGTCCTGCCGCTAAACAACTTGCTGCTCATGGCGATAACATGATTCAGGTTTTTGAAGGCCTTGCTGCTGCAAGCAAGGCAACTGGTGTGGAAATGGGCAATCTCCTCACCCTTGCGTCGCTGTTTGATGAATTTGAATCTGGTGCCACGGCGGTTGGAAAGTTGAATGCTCTGCTTGGGGGCCCATATCTCAACTCGATTGAGATGTTGAATGCCACCGAAGAAGAAAGAATTCGATTATTGATTCAAAGCCTCGAAGTTTCTGGTAAGAGT